TGACGGGAGCTGGCACTGGTTTGGCGATAGGCGGCACTATGGGCGGGGTAGGTCAGGCTATTATGCCTAAGATCACTCAGGGTGCAAAATCTATGATGGGTAGGGGATACCCTCTGACTGCCGGACAGGCATTTGGTGGCCGTGTTAAGTCTATGGAAGAAAAAATATCGCTTCCATTTGCACAGGAAATGATACAAGAGGCGCGGCGCAAACCTATGCAAAGGTTTAGTCAGGAAGCGGTTGAGAACGCCATCAAGCCACTGGGCAAAAAAATAGACAAAAACCTTTTTGGTGAGCAAGCAGTTGAAGCGGCAGAGGATATTGTTAGCGAGGCTTATCAGGAGATAGTGCCAAAGCTGTCAATAGATGTTGAGCCGCTTGATACAAAGATTAATTCCATCGTCTCCGAAAACGTACAAAAGGGATTTATCCCGCCAAAGGACGCAAGCGACACGCTCAATGTTCTTAATGATATTTATCGCAGAAACATAACTGACGGAAAGTTATCTAAACAGCTTCTAAAGGATACAGAGAGCGAACTGTCGTCAGAGATTTTCAAACTGACAAAGGGTAGCGCAAATGACAGGCGTATGGCACGAACTTTGAGGCAGGTGCAGTCCGCAATGCGAGACGAGATTGCAGAGCAAAACAAGGGCGTTGCAGACCTTCAAAAAGTAAATCAGGCTTTCAAAAACTTAAAGCCCATAAAGGCGGCAAGCGAGGCTTCTGTTGCCAAGGCTGGAGAGTTCACCCCTACTCAGCTTTTGCGCCGCAAAGAAATAAAAGCCTTGCCGCCCACTGCGCCGGAAAAAGTTTTGGCCAGAGAGGCCAGAGATGTCATAGGCGCAACGGTTCCTGACTCCGGCTCTGCGGGTAGATTTCTTGCGTCAGAGTTTGTCAGAGACCCACTAAAGACAGGCCTTGGAGTTCCTGCCTCATTGCTTATGGGTTCCCTTTACGGCACAGGAGCAGGTCGGGGAACATTAAGGGGGCTTATGAGAACGCCAGCCGCTACGCTTAAATATTCTGCGCCAGCCGTGTCTGGATTGCTTGCCCCTCAATATGATATAAACGACATGCTAAGAGGACAACGCTAATGGCAAAGAACAGTGTGCGCGATTACAGCGCGACCAATGCTGACAACACAGACATCCAGTCTATTGACATATCGGAAGGCTGTAGCCCTGCTGGGATTAACAACGCCATCCGTGAGGTTATGGTTGACCTAAAGAATGTCAGCACAGGCGCGGTTGCGCTTGAGACGCCATCTGCGGATCAGCTAAATGTTGATAATTTGCGGCTAGATGGCAACACGATTTCAAGCACCGACACAAACGGCAACGTAACGATTGACCCTGACGGAACTGGTAACACTGTTATTTCGTCAGGCAACGTGGGCGTTGGGACGAGTTCGCCTAACAGCCATCTGACAACACAAACGACATCGACCAGCACATCAGCTTTTGATTTTGGAGTACAAATCAATAATTCATTTGCCTCCAATGACAGCATTTGTGCGCTTGGCTTCCACAACCGTGCAGACGTAAACGGCACAGGCATAGGTGGGGCTATTGCCTATGTTGGCGGTGGTGCTAGTGGCGGCTCTGGGAACATCACCTTCAACATCAAAGACAATACCGACATTAGCAATGTGGTTGATGTTGCTGATGAGAAGATGCGCATCGACAGCAGTGGAAACGTGGGCGTTGGCACTACTCCTGTAGATTCATTCGGTTTTGGTAAAGCGGTTGATATATCAAGTGCAAGTGGTTCGTTTTTTTATGCGCGAGATAGTGATTCTGTAAATGGAGTCGGTGGTATTGGATATAGTGGCACAGACCTTTATGTTTCTAATAAAGCAAGTGGAAATATAAAGTTTTTATGTAACACTGATGCCACAGAACGTATGCGTATCACCAGCAGTGGGGCTTTATTAGTTGCAACCACAACGGCGGGTGGTGATGGTTACACCCTTGAAGCAAACGGTTTTCTTACCCACGCAAGAGCCTCTGGCGGCGCACAGTCTATGGTTGGCTACAAAAACGGCGGTAACTTTGTGGGTGAAATTAGAACATCGACAACCGCAACAGCTTACATTACATCGTCAGACTACCGCCTAAAAGAAAACGTAACCTACGATTGGGATGCAACCACACGACTCAAGCAACTCAAGCCAGCGCGTTTTAACTTTATCATTGACCCCGACACAGTTGTTGATGGTTTCCTAGCCCACGAAGCACAGGCGGTCGTGCCAGAAAGTGTAACAGGCACACACAATGACATAGATGACGATGGCAATCCTGTGTATCAGGGAATTGACCAAGCCAAACTTGTGCCGTTGTTGGTTAAGACAATCCAAGAATTAGAGGCGCGTATAACAGCGTTGGAGGCTGAATAGATGGCTAAAGATAAACTCACCGAATATTCGGCAACAAACGCATCGAATGATGTAATCGGTGACATTTCTGTGGCAGAGGGTATGTTGCCAAGCGCAGTCAATAACGCGCTTCGGGAGCAGATGACACATCTAAAGAACTTTGCTGACGGCACTGACGCGATTGATGCTTTGGCGGTGGATAATCTAAAGCTAGACGGCAACACGATTTCAAGCACCGACACAAACGGCGACATCACCATTGATCCTGATGGCACTGGCGACACTATTATTGCGTCAGGCAACGTGGGCATTGGTACTACGACACCAGCAGGAGCAAATGGTATTGCGTTGACCGTAAACGCAACTACAAATCCACGTTTTAGATTAACATCGGATAACACTGGAACTGGCTCTGGTGATGGCTCTGGAATATTTCTGAATAACTCAGATATGTATATTTCTAATGAAGAATCTGCGCCAATGATTTTCAGAACAAGTGCAACGGAACGGATGCGTATAAATACAGGTGGCACAGCTTTAATCGGAAGCACTAGCGCAAGAGCCACTGGCTCAAAGTTAGAACTTACAAATCCTGCCAATACTGCAACAGTGCTGTATATGTTCAAAACAACCCAAGTTGAAGTCACTATGGGTTTCAAGGCCAGCACTGACAGTAACTTTTATATTGGAACAGGTTCAACAAATATTGGCACAAATGGTGTTTACCTGACAAATCTAGGCAATAGCTGGAACAGCATTTCAGATGAAACACAGAAAACCATTGTCGAGAATATTGAAAACGCATCAGAGAAGGTCAGCACACTCAGAACTGTTATGGGTTATTATAACAACGATGAGAATGAAACACGCAGACCATTCTTGATTGCACAGGACGTTCAGGCAGTATTGCCAGAGGCGGTCAGTGTCCAAGACATTGAAACTGGTGTGTTGGGTATGTCTTACACTGATGTCATCCCGCTACTGACTGCGGCTATCAAAGAACAGCGCGAAACAATCAATGCGCTAGAAGCGCGGATCACAGCGTTAGAGGCTGAATGATGAACGAATCAGACGTAGATTACGCGCTTTCGGGTGCTGGCATATCAAGCCCGATCTGGTTACCAGCGTTGAACGAATGGATCACGCTGGTTCTTGGAGTCGGTGGTTTGATCCTGCTTGGTATCCGCATTTGGAAGAATGTAAAAGCCAAAAGCGAATGACGTGGAACACGTATTTTTATTGTTGGTCTGGCTAGGGACTGGGGACGACAGGAGACTTGAAAGCGCGGATTTGTTTTTTAGGAGCCTGACTGAATGTAATTACTTTGCGTCACAAATAACTAAGCGGTACGGCAATTATTCGTACACTGATTACATCGACGCAAAGGACAGAGCCACGGCGTATTGTGTGCCGAGGCATATTGAAACCGGAACCGTAAAGGTGTACTGATGATAGGCTTGCCAGTAACTGACGCGGTAATGATTACCTTGTTGGTCGTCATTATCGTTATGCTTCGCAAATAAAATGATTGACCCATTGTCAGCATTCGCGGCAGTCAGTGCCGCCAGTTCCGCAATATCGTCTGCAATCAAGGCTGGCAAAGACTTGTCATCGCTGTCGGGTCAGGTGTCCAAATACGCCAAGGCCGAGGCTGAACTTAGCTTTGGCGCGAGCCGTAAGAAAAACGGCATATTCTCAAAAATCACTGGTGCCGAACAGGCTGGGATCGACGAGTTCTTCCGCAAAGAAGAACTTGACACACTGCGCGATGAGATGAGAAGTATATTTTTACTTTATGGCAAAGCTGGTGCGTGGGAGCGATTACAGGCGGAAATAGCCAGACAACGCGCAGAGCAAAAGAAGGCACTTGAAGAACAGGCAAAGCGTAGGGATCAGATAGCTACGGTTGCGGCAGTAGCCATAATAGCTATTTTAGCTATAGGCGGTCTAACCTTGTGGGTCATGTATTTGAAGGGCGGGTAACATCTTGTCAACTACAATCGGGCTGATTGGTGAGTATATCGCGGCGGCGTCAATTCTGGAAAGAGGCTGGCGCGTTTCTATGGCACAGCAGGACAAAGTTGATCTTGTCGCGTGGTATGATGATGAGTTCTTGCGAGTGCAAGTGAAATCATCCAGCCTTACAAAAGTTAGGCACAACCGCACATCTGGGTATCATTTTCAGCTTGCGGCAGGAAACGGCGCGTCAAAGGCCAAAACATTACCCACGGTGCAGGATTATGATATCTTACTATTATGTGCAATTAATTCTAGGAGGTGCATTGCACTCGCCACGGAGCAAGTCAACCAGCAGAGCAAGCGAGTCAAGGCCAACTATTTTGAGACGCCGGATATTGAGGCGGATACTTGGGACAGGGCGGTGCAAATCGTCCGCGAGAGGAAAAACAGATGAACTTGGATAAACTGAGGCAGGAGATTGCCGAAGATGAGGGGTGCAAGTATGAGATATATTTGGATCACCTTGGACTGCCAACAACCGGAATAGGCCACCTGATTGTCGAGGGCGACCCAGAACACGGTCGGCCAGTCGGCACAGAGGTCACTGCGGAGCGAGTCCGTTTGCTATTTGAGCTGGACATCGCTGTCACAATGGACGATTGCAAGGTCTTGTATCCCGACTTTTATGATCTGCCAGAGACGTGTCAGCACGTCATTGCAAATATGTGCTTCCAGCTTGGACGGCCACGTCTATCAAAGTTTGTCGGCATGAAGGCTGGCGTGGACGCTAGGGACTGGCACAAGGCCGCAGACGAGATGGTTGACTCAAAGTGGTATAAACAGACACCAAACCGCGCAGGGCGGCTGGTGGAGCGTATGAGGGGGCTGGCTGATGGCTGAGTTGACAATGGAACGATTCCTGAAATGGAAGATACTGCCGCGACTCATGATGTTCGTCATGACGTATATGTACATCGACACACTGCACTGGTTTATGGATTTGCCGCCTGAGTCTATGACATCACAGGCGACAGCCCTGACGGCCACCGTGACTGGTGCTATGACAGGCGCGTTTGCGGTCTGGCTGGGGCATGAAAAATAATGTACCAAATGTGGGACATGAACGACAGGACAACCGAAGAACAGGCAAGGCGAAACAGAGAGGCTTTGAAGAATGATACAGGCACTGATCCCGATTGTGGGCGATCTGGCTGGCTCTTGGCTCAAGGGCAAGGCAGACGAGAAGAAGGCGACCAGCGAGGCGAAGGTCGCCAAGGCTAAAGCGGAAGCAGAGGTGATGAAGGTCGCCGCAACGCATGAGGCTGGCTGGGAAAAGATAATGGCAAACTCCAGCGACAATAGCTGGAAAGATGAGGCGTGGACTATTTTATTCATAGTCATAATTGCTATGTGCTTCATTCCGTTTACCCAGATATATGTTGAACGTGGATTTGAAGCGTTGTCAGCCACGCCTGATTGGTTTCAATACGCGGTGTTTGCCTCAATCGGCGCATCCTTTGGTTTAAGAGGATTAAAGGGTTTGAGAAAGTAAACCCAAAAAGGAACAGGAGAAAATCATGACCATAGAAAGATTCTTATCAGAAAGCACAGGTAGTTTTTTCAACTTGGATGTGTCGCGGGGGTTTGTCAAAGGCCACACGGCTATTTACAAGTTTGGCCATAATTCAGACGTTAATTCCGTTGAAGAAACGATATGGGATGGCGGCGGCATTTACGAGCATCCAACATCGGCGGCTCAGTGGTATGTCAGTTCCAGCAATGCGGCAGACACTGCGGCAGGAACTGGGGCGCGAGAAATACGCATATTTGGACTCGATGCTAATTACAACGAAATTAGCGAAGACATCACGCTCACTGGTCAGACGCAGAAAATAACGGTTAATTCTTACCTGAGAATATTCAGAGCATTTGTCACAGAGGCTGGCACGGGCGGTTCTGCCGCAGGTGACATATACGTTGCCGCTAGTGGCGCAACGCTGGGTGTGCCGGATAACGCGGTATATGCGAAGATTACACAAACCTCAAACCAGACGCTGATGACCGTGTACACAGTGCCAGCGGGTCACACTCTATATCTTGATGACACGAGTATGAATGCTGGAATATCTTTAGCGAATAACTATCTAACAGCGCGTTTTGTCACAAGAGAATTTGGCTCAAATGTGTTCAGAGATCAAATCAGAATAATCTTACAATCAGGTAATTTTATCGAAAAATTTGAATATCCGTTACGAATAAACGAAAAAACAGACATAGAAATCAGGGCGATTTCGACAAGTAATAACAACCCAGTGTCGGCAAACTGGCAGGGTGTTCTAATTAAAAACGACATAGATATATAAAAAAAGACCCCCACCGCTTTCGGGCAGTGGGGGCAAGTCGAGGGAGAGTCGGGCATGAAGCGGCACCGACGCGCTGTCTCGATTAATAGCAGGTAGTATTGCCCCAAGCATCAGTGCGACATTTTACTGTGTTGCCTCTGTTGTCTGTCGTTGAAGTGTTGCCCCAAGCATCTGTTCTTGATGTTGAACTGTAACCTGAGTCGTCACCTGTTCCATAGCAGGTAGTATTGCCCCACGCATCAGTCCTACAATTTACGCCAGCATTTGCTGGTAGTGTAAACGCTAACAGTGATCCGATTAATAGTAGCTTTTTCATTTGGTTTTCCTTTTCAAAAGTTAAATAGTTAGTGGAGTGGCAGACCCCTCAGACCACCCCACTTATAAAAGGCAGACATCCACCCTTTAATCTTCAAATATGTCGTCCTCAACTTCGCCTGACCCGCTACAAACATAGCACTCTATTGTGACGCCGCGAAGGTATCCGCCGCACTGGTAATCAGCAATGGCAACCTCTGTCTCTACTTCGCCGTCACCTTGGCACTCTGGGCAATCTTTGTACTGCATATCAATTCCCCTTTCGGGCGGCTGTTAAGCCGCCGCCTTTTGCATTTCATTGTGATATTCAGCCCAGCGCACCAGAGCATCGTGGCACTGAGTAATTTGATCGTCAGTCATGCCAATTTTACGAGCAATCTCGACAGCCTTACTGGCGTGGCTAAAACTCAAATTAATTTGTGTGTTAAACACGTCCCAGTCAATATTATCAGAGTCAGCTTGCTCGTAAGCCCATTTGTTGTACTGCTCTGCGCGGTGCTGATGCGCCGCAAAATCAACAAGCATTTCCATTTGATCTTTAGTAAATTTAACCATTTTTAAGTCTCCCTTGTTTTGTTATACATATTATATAATCATATATCACACCGATATCAATACCTAAATGTACTATTTATTAAATAAAATAATGGGGCGGTTTCCCGCCCCTTTTTTACTGTATCTCAATAGACCGATGCACTCCGGCTGGCTTCTTGATTGCGCCGCGATCAACCAGATTGTGAATATGGTACTGAATGGTTGTGACGCCCTTGCCCATTCCAGCCGCAATCTCGCGCACTGACGGCGTGAAGCCGTACCTGCGTTGGTGTCGTTCAATCCAGCGCAAGACTTCGCTCTGTGCCTTTGTAAGATTAGCCATTGGGCATCTCCTTCACCGTCAGGGTTTTCTGCCGGACAACCGACTCAGGCTTTGCGGCGACAGTCTTGGCTGGCTGTGCGCGAGTTTTACGCATAGGCCACTTGATGTAATAACGCGAGCCGTCATTAGTCACAACGCCTTCCTCATGATTGCCCAGCATCTCTTTCAGGTTCGTCTCAGCAATGTCGATCTCCTGATCCAAGGCTTTCTTCTGCGCCTTGGCGTCAATCAGGATGCCAGCCCAATAATCTGCGTCCGGCACATCATCCAGATCAAGCGGCGGTGCGCCATCGTCAACATTGTTCCACGCGGCGTTGGCGTCTGCTGACGTGGTGGCGGGATACCAGTCACCCATCTCTATGTTACGCTCAAACTCGCGGATTGCGTTGGCAATCTTGCCCTGCACCACAAGATCGGCCTGATACATGAACAGGCGCAACTCACCGCCTCGATACAACACGGCAACGCAACCCCACTCATATCCAGCGCACATCATCTGCGCCTGTAGCTGTAATACGCCCCTGTGCGGTGCTGGGGTGTCTTCGGCTATTACGCTGGTGTTCTTTGCCTCAAGGACGCCCACGCCGCTTATATCGACAGGTTGACCCTGTGGGCAATAGATGCCGTTGGCTGGATCATGCGCGACCATCTGGGTGCCAGTACCCTTGCCATCCAGCGAGGCGGCAAGCGGTAGCGATGGGTGGTGTACCGCCGCATCGAAGTCAAGAACCACATCTGTCAGGTTCAGACGCTTTGCGGCCTCACCCAATATGACTGGCTCCAGCGTGTCGCCCCAAAACATAGGTTCGTTCTGCTCCAGCCATTGACGCGGCTTTCCCTGACGAGCATCTAAGATGGAACGCATCAGTTCGTTTGGTGTTTCGTATGGGCTGACGCCCATCAATACAGGTATTCGTGATGCGGATATGATTGTATCCGGTGTGAGTTTACCGACCATTATTTTGTCCCCTTCAAGTTTTCACATTTAGTTTTCCAGATGCTTGCCTTACGTTCAGCACTCTTTAGCTGTTCTCGCAGGGCAAGTATTGTCTGCCGTTCATGCACCACTTGTTCGCGGTAAGCGTGGGCATCTTGTCTGGCGCGAGCAATCCCATCTATTGCCTCAGATGTTCTCGCCCTATGATATTCAATAGCTTCTTTGGCCTCAGCCAGCATGACCCGCATCAAAGAGCAAGAGATAGAGAAACGCATCATCCTATTCTTTGTGTTATAGACAATAGCACGATCAAACTCATGCAAAATATCTTCATATTTTTTGTAGTCCATTATTTTGTCCCCTTCACAGTTTGATTTAGAATTTCCGTGTAAGCACTAACCAGTGCCTTAACCTTTTCAGACTCAAGTTCGCTGTCTGGGTGTTCGTAAATGTAATCCATCAGCGCATCGATTGTGGCGTGAGCCTGACCCTTGGTGAGCTTGATTGTGACTTTATCTGACATTAGCTTGCCCCCCAGATTGACATGAGATACCACCACGTATAACTGCGTGACGACTCAATGCCGAAGATCCAAGCCCAGTCAAACCAGCCCATCATAAACACTGTTATGATGAACCAACCTATTATGTTACCTGCGATTGATGTCATGTTTCTTCCTCCCATTTGCGTAGTTAGATTTTTTCTCAGGCTTGGTGTACCAGCCGTTCAGTTTGAGGCGGGACTCAGACATAACCACAACTTTGCCCACCCATACCTCACCATCATGAATGCGCGTTTTTGGCATCCACAACCTGTCGTGAATTGCATATGCCGCCTCAAGCGCATCAGCCTTGTCAACGTATGGTCGGCTGACTTTTGCGCCACGCGGCGTGAAGGCATTCTCGACCACGAACCAATATGGTTTCTGTTCAGGCATTTTCCTCACCCCCATATACCGCGGCCAGAAGGCTGACCGTGAAGTGCCGCAGAGTTTTATACTCCTTCTCATGAAGCACGTCAGACACAAAGTTCATAAGAACTTCTTTGTCTGAGTCGTCCAGCAATTCATTTATGTTTACCACGTCCATATTTATTCTCCCTTTCTGGCGATCTCAGGAAACAATTTATCCGCCGACCACCTGTTGACTTCGGCCATAAAATCTATCTCATCGTCAAACTCTAAAAATTGAATCTCAAAGGCAATAAAATTGCTCATATGCGGATCATCAGAGTATTTCTTTTGAAAGCGAACCGCTTCATCTAAAGCCTTTTCAAAGCAGTGTTTGGCGTTATCGTGCTTGGTAAATACGTCAACGCGGAAGCACTTACCCCTTTTACAAAAATATTGAATTTCAAAGTGAGTCATTTATTTTCCCCTTTCGGGCGGGGCTGTTAAGCCTCCGCCATAAGTTTACGCTTGCACTCATCCACAAACTCATGTGCGTCAGTGATAACGCTCTGCGGGTCAAACCCAACTTCGAGGCAATACCCGCAAGCGCGAACCGCACTGAATGCGGCAATGTCCGCATTTGTCTGGGTTTGAGGGCGATTAACATAATCTCTGAACGTGTTGTATTCAGCAATCATGCTAAACATTGCGTGATGATTTTTTGTGTTTTGTTTAGTCATTCTATATTCTCCTTTGGTTGATTGAGTGACTAGGCTATTGCCCAGTCACTATACTTAGAAACATGACCATAAAATCTGGCATTACCGCCATCAGCCACAACATCCGCATAGTGCGCATATTCTGCATTGCCGTTGGCGTCAAAACGGAAGCAACGTGTGTCTGCCGACCACTCATCGCCATCATTAGCGCGAACTTCCAAAAACAAACCGCCACCTAATGTGGAAAACTTAAGAACACCAGACATAGCCACCTCCCAAAAATGATGCTGGTCTGTACCAGCGATGTACTATAGATAAGATATATATTGACGTGATACAAGTATAATCGTAATTAAATATCATATTATTTTTACAGGAGACGTTAAGTGTCTGAAATTAAAGCAACCTTGCTCCGGCTCAGAACAAGCACAACGGCTGGATTAAAGGACGAATTAGAGTATTCAGCCCACAGATCGATGGCCAGTCTGGCCGATGAATTGATCGAAAAGGGCTTGCATGAATTGCGTCATGAACGGCTCAAGGAAGTCGCCAAGGCGGCTGGGGAGGTCTGTTAGATGAAGGCGGGAGGTGGAAGACAGAAAGGCGCACAGTTCGAGCGCGATATTGCCAAGGCTCTTGACGAGGCACTGGGCATAAAGTTTCACAGGAACCTTCGGCAGTATCAGAAGGCTGGGCTGGATGATCTGACGCGGGAGGACGGCAAGGCGTTCCCGTTCATGCTGGAGTTAAAACGGTATGGTCAGGGAACAAATAGTCAACCTGCGTGGTGGGATCAGATATGCGCGGCGGCTAGGTCTGCCGACAACGAACACGACAGCTACCCTGCACTGATCTATAAGTATGATCGCCAGCAAATCCGTTGCCGTGTGCCGCTACAGGCAGTGGCTGATCTGGGTCAGTTCGGAGTCCAGAAGGGCGAAGACAAGTATGACTGGCGTTACGCTGTCGAAATGGACTGGGACACATTCATGATGGTGTGCCGCGAGTTGTTGGCCGATGCGTCCTAAGTACGAGACAACAAAAGACTTGCAAAACGAACAGCAGGTCGCCGACATTGTGGCAGACTTGGGCTACAGTTTGCGAAAGCTACCGATGCAGTATCGCCTCGATTTTGCGATATTCAAAGAAGCCGAGTGCCTTGGATTTGCCGAGGTCAAGACGCGCAGTTTCCATATGAACAAATACCCGACCGTGATGATCTCACTGTCGAAGGTGTTGGCCGCAGACGCGCTGACACGCAAGACCGGATTGCCCTGCTACCTGATCTGCAAATACACAGATTGTGTCGCAAGGCTTGACTTTGCCCATCCACTTGACTTAAGGATGGGTGGACGGACAGATCGCAATGACCCACAGGACGTGGATATCTGCGCTTTCTATCCGATTAGCGGGTTCACAATCGTGAGCCAAAATCAATGACGTTACAGAAAAGGAAATGTTATGGCGTTAGGATTACAGACTGAATCTTCTGGTGGTGGTGACATCACACCAATCGTGAAATGGGATGCCAAGGCTGGTGATCTAATTAAGGTGGATCGTGAAAACGATGGCTCCGGCTGGGTCAAGAACGAAACGGAAATGACCCTTCCAATCAGCTTTGCGATGGACTTCGACAACATGCAGATCGGCTGGCTGTCTTTTGCCAGTGGCGCACCGGACTTCCAGATGGTTGACTTGGGCGAGCGTATGCCGCCAAAGCCATCGGATGACCACAAGCAGTGCTTCCGCGTTAAGATCGCAAGCGGTGACTTGGGACTGCGCGAGTTTTCGCACAGTGCCAAGACAGTGATGCGGTCGATGGATAAGTTGCACGATCAGTTTGTAGCTGGTCAGGCGGCAAACGCTGGCAAGACTCCGGTGGTTACCATCGGCGGCACAGAGACAGTGAAGATCGACACGCCGCAGGGCGAGTTGAGATTTAAGGTTCCGGAGTGGTCAATCAATCAGTGGGTTGATCGTCCGGCAATGTTTGACGGCGGGGTCGCTCCATCCCAGCCGTCAACCCAACCTGCACCAGAGGCGGGTTTTAGCGCACCTGCGGGATCACCACCACCCGCACAGGCGGCGGCTAACCCACTATTCTAGTGTAGGGGTGCGGCGGGGGTTTCCCTTGCTCCCGCCGCACTGCTTACAAGGGAAAGGGAAAAGAGGGACTAGCAATGACAAATATATCTGCACACGCCGAGCGAGTCGCCAAGCACTACTGGGGCGAGCCGAATGCTAAGCTGTCGGTCAAAGGCCGTACACTGCGCTGGGGTACGCACGGCTCAAAAGAATTAGACTTACAAAAATCCACTTACTATGACTTTGAATTGTGTGAGGGCGGCGGTGTAGTTGACATCGTTCGGAATTACGGCAAGGTCACTATTTCAGGGTCGGTTGCCGAGACATTAGAAAAAGAGTTCGGCATCCAGCGACAGGCTCAGAAGTCTTTAGTACCAAAGCAGTACATCAGCAAAATATACGAATATTATAATGCTGACGGCGAACTGGGTTACCAAATTCTGCGCTATGAGCCGAAGACGTTTAGACAGCGCAGACCGGACGGCAAGGGCGGCTGGCTAAACTCAGTCAAGGATGTCGAGCCACTGCCGTACAATTTAATGGGCATAATGCAGAACCCAGACGCGCCTATCTTCATCGTGGAAGGTGAGAAGGCGGCTGACGCACTTATCAAGATCGGGTTTGTTGCAACCACAAACTCAGGCGGCGCAGGTAATTTCAAGCCTGAACTGGCTGATTATTTTGTTGGCCGGAATGTGGTCATACTGCCCGATAATGATAATGCGGGGTGGCAACACGCTGACAAGGTTCAGCGCACACTCTGGGGCAGGGCATCAAAGATTAAGGTGATCGGGCTGTCGGATCTGCCACCAAAGGGCGATGTTGTGGACTGGCTGGCGCAGGGTAACGATGCCGAAACTCTGGGTGAGGCGGTTGCCAAGGCCAGCGAGGTTACAGAGGCGGACATCCACAATCCAGACCCTGAACTGGTAGAGGAGATTGTTGCGGACGCTGACGGCTTTCAAATCGTGCCGTTTGAGATAATGACGACCAACCAGCTAAAGGCGATGCCACCTGTGACGTGGGCGGTGGACGGTCTGGTCACGTTGCACGGCTTCACGGTGATGTACGGCGCACCAGCAAGCGGTAAGTCGTTTCTGGCTATCGATATGGCTCTGTCCATCGCAAACGGCCTAGCGTGGCAAAATAGGGCGGTTAAACGCGGCTCTGTGCTGTACATAGCTGGCGAGGGTGTCGGCGGTATGGGTAAGCGCGTGAAGGCGTGGGAGGCGTGGCACGGCAAGCACGACACGGCGAACCTGTACATCCTGCCAACGGCGGTTAATTTCCGCGATGAGGCGGACATTGCGCGGCTAAAGATGACGATTGACAGCATCGGCGAGCAGTTCACGATGGTTGTCGTGGATACCGTGGCAAGGGCTTTGCTTGGGGGTGAGGAGAACAGCGCAACAGATATGGGCTTGTTCGTTGCCGCTTGTGACCAAATAAAGGCGCACACAGGCTCTGCGTTGCTCGCAGTACATCATGCGGGTAAGGACACGGCGAAGGGCATGAGGGGGTCGTCTAGCCTCTTGGGCGGCGTTGATGCGGCTATGTCTGTCACTAACTTCGATGGCATAGTGACGCTCAAGGTAGAAAAGCAGAAAGATGCAGAACCAATCGGCGATATGAACTTTGAGATGGTGCCAGTCGCCACAATCGACGATCAGAGCGTCGTGATGGTTGAGGTCGGTGCCGATGAAATCAAGGAAAAGAAGCGCAATAATAAGGGGGCAACATCGCTAACAACGGATCAGCAATTCGCCCTTGAGTCACTGCAAAATGCTATCATAGATGCGGGGCAAATAAGCATTCATGTGGACGCTTGGCATGCGGCACACGCCAATAAATGCCCCGATGTGAACGCTGGAAAGCGTAGAGACGCACGGAGTGCTTTGCAGTCCAAGCGTGTGATTGCCATAGAAGATAAAAAAGTGTGGATTATCAAGGACAAAGGGGCTGAGATGTGATTGCAAATCACACCAAATCACATGTGAAATCACATCGTGTGGTGGTGTGTGTGTGATGTGATCCCCCTTTAGGGGTCACAATCACATCACATATCACATCAGCGAGTCAGAAAGGGAAAAAGAAATGAGTTATCAAAGAAAGACAAAGAGGACTAGGAAGCCTGACACGAGTCTGGTTAAGAAACACTTTGCGCCAACGGACAGGGCGTACAAGAAGGTGCAGGAGTGGTTGATCCAATATGATCTGGTTATGAGTGAGGCGGAACTGCGATGGGGTGTCGATAGACTGCCCTACCTTGTGTCGGCTGAATTGCGTGATCGCTTTCACGAGCAGATGGATAAGATGAATGCGGCGATTGACAAGGTTGACCCGATAGCGGTGGAAGAAGAAGTGCAGACGACCATTAGAGGCATTAAGGCTCTGGAGAAGGCGGCAGTGCTTGCTGGGGCGAAGGAACTTACTGGTGAGCATTGGGAGGCACCGATGAAGGACGGCAAGGTGCTGGCGATTGCCAAAACAGATGTTGAGGTGTCACGGGTGCAGAAGGATAACCGTGACATGATCGTTTACTCTGTGGCGGAGATCGGGCGCATCATCGGTGCGTGGCGAGAAAATGAGGAAGCAAAGACGCTGGACGCTATCAAGGGGATGTTTGATGGTGCGGTGGTTGAGAGCGTAACGAAACAGAAAACATTGGCAGAGGTGCATCTTGATGACGAATTACCATTCTAATGAGCCGCTACCTGCACCGCAGGGACGCGAAAGCGAGACACGAGAAATGCTTTATGAAGGCCGTGAGTATGTCATGTACTCTAAGGAAGGCTGGATTGATGTTCGTAACATGACCGTGTGCATTAAAAAAACAAAGGCGGGTGTGGCGGTTGAGATTTGGCCGCTAGAGCATGACGGTGTAACTGAGCCTCTATCTGTGGCGTTTGCCGATTGGGATCAGGTGCCGGATGATGAAACGCCGAGGATTAGATTTAAGAAGGGGCGATGACATGATTGAGAAGGGTGACGGATCAATGGCTAGGCGGTTACAAGATGGTGCTTGTCCCGTCTGTCGCGCACAGTTAAAACAGGATGACGAGGTTGCTGTGTGCGTTGTTTGTAAATTAGAAATTAAAGAAAGAAAAAAAGATGAATAGATTTGAAATGCTGGATGAAGCAAAGGCAACAGTAAGAGACCGTGGTGAGGCTTATGGGTCGGTGTATGACAACCACAAGCGCGTGGCTAAGATGTGGTCATTGGTGTTTGGGATGAAGGTCAAGCCTACTCAGGTTGCACTGGCTATGGCTTGTCTAAAGATAGCCAGACAGATTGAGGCTATCAATCAGGGCGATATGCCGCTTGATGAAGCGGGTAAGCCTGTCGGGTGGGATAGCTGGGTAGATTTAGCCGGATACGCCGCCACAGGGGCAGAATGCGCCGTTAAAGAGGTGTCTAATGAGTAACCTGCTAAAGTTTGACTTGAAGAAGCGTGATTTTGTGCGCTTCTTTGAGGATTACGTGGTTTGCCATTGGTGTGACAAGGAAACAAGGGGTCGTTGTTACGAGCAGACACAAGCGGTGATATGTAGCAAGTGCAAACAGCCGTTGTTCATCGTTGACGATGAAGAAACGGCATTCGGTATCAGTTTTGAATTGGATGAGGATGACCCAGATGCCAGCGCGTAAAACGCCAGAAGCAAAGTTTACAGTATTCTTAGAACGTGTCGCAACAGGACGCGCTGGCAGTAACGTGTCGAAAGACAAGGATATGCCGAGCTGGACAACAGTCTGGCGGAAGATATGTGACGATCCTGACTTTGAACGGCGTTATATGACCGCTATGGCGTCACGCGGTATGGTTTACGCTGACCAGCTAGACGAGATAAACAACAGTGTTTTGTCAGGTATGCTTGATCCACAGGCCGCAAGGCTGGTGTCGGATAACAAGAAATGGCAAGCGTCAAGGCTGATCCCGAAGGTGTATGGCGACAGGATGGGCATCGAGTCGAAGGTTGAGGCGGGTGACTCATTCCTCAAGGTATTGCAACAGGTTAACGATGCGGCGCGGGTGAAACACGCCGAGGTTGTCACCGTAGAAAACACACAAGCGGAATCAGTACGCGCGGGTGAGGAAGTTAACCAGATTTCGGTTGACGATGAGATGCCTAAGAAATAGGCAAATAGGGCATATCGGGCATAAAGTTATCCACAGGGTAGCTAAGTGATTGTAAACAAACAAAAGCCAATACGCATAATGGAGGTTATGCGACAAAGTTAAGAATTATGGCGAAAAACCCCAGATCTGGCACCCCCCCCGTCAGATCACACGCGGGGGGCGGGTAAAAATATATATACCCCTACCACCCCCCCCATCAATTTTGAGGGCTTACGTATGAAGCGGGAAAAAAATGAGTTATTGTAGATGGAGTACACCAATTCCTGAACTGACACCCGATGTGGATGTGTCCTTTGACAAGGAGATGGAACTCTGGCTGGCTGGCGGCTACGAACTCTGGGCAAAGTACCTTAAAGACAACAAGGTAATTATGTCTGATGCCTATGTCTATGAAGCTGATATCGGGTTTATGTGTCACTGGTCTAACCGTGTCGATGAAGAAAGCCAAAACAAAAGTTTTGATACAGCGAAAGAGATGGCTGAGTACCTTGTTGAAATGCGAGAGAAAGGTTTGCATGTTCCAGAAGATGCAATACAGATGTTGATTGAGGGCTAACATATGAAGCGGATGCCGATGCGAAATGGCGATGAATATGACGCATTAACCAGTGCGCGAAAACACTATTACTGGAGGCGCGGCGCACTAAGGCGTATTAAGCGAGCATACAGACGCGCTGAGAGGCGCTGGCTGGACAGGATGCACAATATACGCAGATAATGCAGATAATCTGCAAAAACGGCGTTTATATGTTAACGAAACGCATTATTTTTAACATAAGGGTCGCCCCACATCGGAGAAAACACCAATGCCCCCTACCAAAACCGAAGTTGAATTATTAGCCGCCATACGCGAAAACCCTGTGCTGTTCGTGGAGCAGATACTGGGTGCCAAGCCGCAGAAGTGGCAACGCAAGGCATTGGAGGCCATTGCGGCTCATGATAAGGTTGCGATCAAATCCGGCCACGGTGTCGGGAAGACCGCGTTTGAGGCGTGGGTGACGCTCTGGTGGCTGATGACGCACTACCCCTGCAAGGTTGCCGTGACGGCGAACAGCGCACACCAGCTATCTGACGTGCTGTGGACTGAGATAGATCGCTGGGCTAGGGATATGCCCCCCGCCTTCAAAAACTTGCTTGAGTTCAAGTCTGACAAGATTGCCCTGAAAGGGGCGTCAGATTCATTCGCCGTGGCGCGTACCAGCCGCAGGGAAAACCCAGAGGCGTTAGCTGGTTTCCACTCGCCGCATATGCTGTTTGTGGTCGAGGAGGCGTCCGGTGTGCCTAATATCATTTTTGAGACGGCATCGGGTGCGCTATCGACCCCCCACAGTAAAATTATAATGTGTGGAAACCCGACCCGTTCTGATGGCTACTTCTATGACGCATTTCATTCTGACCGCGAGAACTGGCACTGCATAACCGTGTCTTGCCGCGAGGGTGAGTATGTTGACCCCAAGTTTATCGCCGATATGGCGAACAAATACGGCGAGGAAAGCAATGTCTTTGCCGTGCGCGTCTTGGGTGAGTTTCCCACGCAGTCCGATGACGTGCTTGTGCCGTTGCACTTGGTTGAGGATGCGGTAAAGCGCGACATTGAGATGGCTGAGACGACTCCGGTTGAGTGGGGGCTGGACGTGGCACGTTTTGGAGGTGACAGGTCTGCGCTGTGCAAGCGGCAGGGTCAGGTGATGGTCGAGCCTATCAAGACGTGGCAGGGCAAAGACTTGATGGAGTTGGCGGGTATTATACTTGCCGAGCATGACGCGGTGCCGTACCGGATGCGTCCACAGGCGATATACATTGACGCTATTGGTCTGGGTGCGGGGCTTGCTGACAGGTTGCGCGAGTTGGGCTTACCAGCAGTCGGCATTTCTGTGTCGGAGTCGGCAAGTTTGAAGGATCGCTTTAATCGGTTGCGCGATGAGTTGTTCTGGAATGCGCGGGAATGGTTTGAGGCGCGTGACTGCAAGGTGCCACAGGACGACACGCTGATAGCTGAGATTACGGGGATACGGTATAAATACCTGTCATCCGGCAAGTTGAAGGTTGAGTCGAAGGACGAGATGAAGCGTCGCGGCCAGAGGTCGCCTGACGTGGCGGATGCGTTTGTGCTGACCTTTGCGGGGCAGGGTGCGGTTGCGGGTGGCTACTCAAAGGGTTATAATTCCAATCGCAGTTTGAAACCGAACACTAATTGGGTAGTTTAGATGGCACAGCAATACGAGTATGGGTTCCTGCCGGAAGATGAAACGTATCTTGGGTTGCTTGGCAATATTTTCTCGCCTATGCGCCGCGAGGTGCTAGAAGCCCCCACAACCGAATATGTTGATGTTATTGACGCCCCAATGGGAACGCAGATGCCCGTTACTACCGAGGGCGTTTACGGCGACCCTGAGTTTGGCTTGCAGTATATGCCAGCCTATCAGGCGGTGTCCGGCTTGCTTGGCCTTGAGGCGGATCAGATAGTTGACGCCGCGAAGGCCGCGCCAGAGGCTATGCGCCAGATGGCCAACCAGCAGGTGATGTCCGGCGTTGATATGGCGACTGGCGGCACTGGTTTGCTTGTTGACGATGAGGGAAATGAGTTCGGCTACGACCCCCTCGCCGTTGCCGCGCCACTAGCCCCCGCAGGTATAGCGGCTAGACAGGCTGGCGGTGCCACGCTTGGTGCTATGGGTGGTAAGCTGACCAAAGCTGAAAAAGACCCTATGAAATACTCCGGCATTGAAATGCCGTACCGCATTGAAGACACCCCAATGGAAATACAGGACACGTCAGGGCTTCTGATGCCAAAAAGGCAAATTGACCTTGAGTCGCTTCAAGGTAAGTTGCTCATGCCATTTTTTAGTGACCGTAGCGCAATCGGCGGCAAGGTTGAGTCAGTTGATAACATTAAGCTGACAGAGCCAGTTGACTTGGAAGGTGGCACAGGATTTATGCGTGGTGAGGCCGCGCAGGGTGACGATGCCTTGTGGGCTAGTAAGCTGAACATTGTAAGTAGGTTTGTTAATGCGGCACAAAAAGCCTCTGATGAGGCTGGCGGCGCGGATGTTGTGGGCGTTAATGCTGTTATGGGCGTGGATGCCATAGATCACTCGACTATGCCGACAAAAATAGTTTCCAGAATGTTGCCAAATATGGAAATTAAAAAAGAGGACAAAAAAGCGTTTGATGACGCTATGAAAAAAATAGACGAAGATTTTGTTGGCATAGACTCAAAAGATTTAGAAAATTATCTTGATAATTCCTCTGGCGATATCAGGAAACAGTTTATCCGCTTGATGGATAAGTCCACCGCCAGAAAGGCTGGTTTCCCAAACATCGGCGCAGTAAGACGCGCTGTCACTGATCCAGAACTTTATGACACTCCCACTTTTTCGGAAGGTGTGTCATTCGGTCAAATGGATATAAACAATCCTATAATTGAAAACCCACAATTCCCGCACACAACTTACTCTGGGCAGATAAGAGGGTATGCGCCTGACCAGACAGGCGGGTATATTGGCGGCCTGTTGGGTGACCTTGCGCCGCAGGGTACTTTCTTCCCAGAGTCTTTCGGTGCGCTTTCGACTCAGTTAGATAAAAAGGGAAACCTGTTAACACCTCAAAACATAAAATATACTCAAGACTTCAAGACGCCGATGCAGATGGTTGACCAGCAGATGCTAGACACCCTCATGCAAAACTCACCTTCTCTAACAACAGATAGAAAGGAGGGCTTTCGTTAGTATCAATGCCAACAGCCTCGCATATTATTTCGTCAAGGTCTTCTGCTTCTTCGATGCTTAAATGCTCTGTAAGCTGTTTTACGCGGCGCATTATGCGTTCACGGTGCATTTCTGGCGTTAGTTCAAACATATCAAGGCTCCCTTGTTAAAAGCGCATTATAGGATATATTAGAGCGATATAAAAGGAAAAAGAATGCCCCCACGCAAGACAAAAGACCCCCGACTAGCTAAAGCGGGAGTTAGCGGTTATAATAAACCCAAGAGGACGCCATCGCATCCCACCAAGTCGCACGTTGTTGTGGCGAAGGAAGGTGACAAGGTGAAAACCATCCGCTTCGGCCAGCAGGGCGTTAGCGGCGCGGGTAGTTCACCAAGGACGGCATCTGAGAAGGCAAGGCGGGAGTCATTCAAGGCTCGCCACGCAAAGAACATAGCCAAGGGCAAGATGTCTGCGGCTTTTTGGTCTAACAAGGAGAAATGGTGATGCCAAAGGGGTTGTACGCTAACATTCAAGCAAAACGTAAACGCATAGCGGCTGGATCAGGCGAGAAGATGCGGAAGGTCGGGGAAAAGGGTGCGCCGACAGCATCAGCGTTTAAGAAGGCCGCAAAAACAGCAAAGAAGAAGGCAAAGAAAAAATGAACCTATGTGATATTTGCGCGCACCCTGTGCGCTGTTCTAATATGGAGCGTTGCTTGCAGGGCAAGGTTACGCCATCCCCGAATCCCAGCCTAGATGTCAAGCCGAAGCCCCAGCACGTTAACACGTCTCAGGGTGACCGCATGACAGGCTTGGAGACTAAGCCTAAAATGAAATCCAAGCTAAAGAAGGTTGTAAAAAAATGAACTACGGCAAGAAAAAGGGTATGCCCCTACCAAAGTCTAAGCCATCTATGGGTACTATGAATGAGTCTATGGGTTCGGCTGGCATCATGCGTCCCGCGCCAATGGCAACGCCGAAGCGCAAACCTAAGATGAGCCACAACACTACCTTGGGCAAATACGCCACAAACTAATAGGGGCATTTTATGGCCGACGACAAAATGGACGACTACCAGCTAAGTAGCATCGTATCCAATGAAATCAATGACGCGCTGAACCACTTTGACAGCGAGTACACAGAACAGCGTTTACGCGCTATGGATTTCTATCTGGGCGAGCCACTAGGTAATGAGGTGGCTGGCAAGTAGTCAGTTGT